GTTCCTAATTCTCTTGTAACATCTGGAACATCTGGTTCTGGTTCATTGAATGTTTATCTTACTACTAATTCTCAAGCTCTTACTATGAACGGAAGTATAAGTTCACTTAGTCAATTGGTAGGTGGAACATGTATTATGAATGGAGCTTATATAGGAGGAGTAAACTATCCTGGATTTTTAGCACCATCAGGCAGTTCATCTAAATGGTATGCATATGTAACTGATAACACATACTGTAAAATTGTTTCTATAAATTTTAGTGTAACAAATGGAACTCTCTCTGCTAATGCAATAGGTGCACGTTATTCAACTACTTTTATGAACTTTTTATATGCTGGTTCATCGAATGATGTTATATATAATAATGCAAGTGTTCAAGATTTTGTTACGAGTTCTACAGGTGCAGGTTACGGAGTAGCAAGTTTTACTATAAACTTTGCAGCATCTGTTTCAAAATGGAAAAATCAAGGAACTAATGGTTCTACGAATGATGCTGTAGCAGCATCTGGATATACACAAGCAGCTTACTTGACAACAGAAAATGCCTTATACTTTAATAACTCATTGTATTCTACAAATTACACAGCAACACCTAGTTATGAAACAGTATTTATAGTTTTTAAAACAGCAGGTGCTTATCATTCTGCATTATTATCTGGTTCTGATTATTACAGATCAATCGCAATTGGCGAAGGTAGTAGTGGTGCTTTTTGTGTTTCTTATGTAGCATGGCTTCAGGATTTTTATGCACAAACACCTGTATATTCTTTAATACCGAATAAGATAAATGTATTAGTAGGATACAGTAATCCAACTAGTACAAATATTGGAATAAATGGTTATACTATATATCCAGGTGGTTTACCTTGGCCTTCAGGTTCTAGTACTACAAGTTTAGGTGGTCAAGCTGCAGGAAATCAAGGATCACCAAATGATTATTATATAGGTTATGTCTATGAAATTCTAATATTTAATTATCAACTTAATTCACAAGAAATTAAATCAATAGAAGGATACCTGACTTTAAAATGGAATGCAAAAAGTTAAAAAGCGTAAAAATTACCACTTCCGGCATTTACAAAAGTAACCGATCTTGCTACATTACTGGAAGTTCCTGCTAAAGAAACATTTAACCCACCAAAAACAGTTCCACCGCAAATAGAGGCATTGAAACTGTTTGTTGAAATGTTTGTGACTATCCAATGTGCTCCTGTAGGAGAACCTGTAGCAAATGAGATGTTCAGAGTATTTGATATGAAAAACCGTGTAGACGCGTTTGTTGAATTAAGAACGAGAGGAGAGGTTGTTACACTACTTAAACTAAAAGTATTTTGAATAGAACCTGGTAATGCTAAACCAAAACCAGAAACAGGTGCTGTTCCAATTCCCAAACTATTTGAATTCATATCACCTTGTAAGAACGGTGTGTTTGGTTGTGCTGAATAAACGAAGAAGGTATTACTATTTACAACAGGAACATATGTATTGTTTGAGTTATTTCCAATATAAATACATCCGGAAGCAGAGTTACTGTATCCTGCCTGATTTCCTAATGCAATAACATTACTTGCAGTATTTAATCGTCCTGCTTGGTATCCTATTCCTATGACGGTTTGACCGCTGTTGTTTGCACACGCATTAGTACCAACTGCTATAACTTCACTACTTAAATTGGAAAATCCAGCATTACACCCTATGGCAATAAGGCCTTTTCCTTTATTTCCGTATCCTGCTGAACTTCCGATCATAACCGAATTATTACCAACGTTTAATGATCCAGCAGTATATCCTATAAATACACTTCCTGATGCACTATTACTTAATCCTGCTCCTGAACCAATAGCAACTGTATGACCACATATGTTTGTTCCTGCTCCTGCCAATGCTCCAATTGCCACTAAACCTGTTCCTTGATTTCCGTAACCAGCACTCAATCCTAATGCAATAATATCTGAACCTGAAATGTTTAGTCCTGCTCCTGAACCGATAATGACTTTATCAGAACCAAAGGTTAAAGCACTGGATAAAGTGAATGGATATCCATTAATCGTTTTTATTCCAGAAATGTTGTTGATAGTTCCTACATTTGTTGTTATTGAGTTACCACCTACAAGTTGAATAGAACTTAAGTTCAAAATACTATTTGAAGTCATACCTAAATTGGTGGTGGCAGGATACGTTGACCATGCTGCTATTGATAAATCTGTTGCCAACGCATTCCCGTTCAAACGCAAAGTATAACTTGTAGTAGGGTCACCTATTTCTACGTTACCTGGAAGGTAAGTTTTTACAGTTGGTTGAAAGTATCCTCCCGCCCCAAACTGGAACTCAGGTGTAAAAATGTTCTTTAATAAATTGATTTGATCTGTGGATGAATAGACACTCATCGTATTGTTTTTATGATACGAGAATGATTTAACTACTTTCTGCGTAGTATAGATAGTAAAGAATGGCAACCCCCGGTGAGCGATACACGTTATTTCCAATCAAGAATACTGAGACCAAGATCTATCAACTGTATAAACAGGCAGTCGCCTCCTTCTGGACCCCAGAAGAAATTGACTTTTCTAAGGATGAGACCGATTGGGAGTCTTTGAATGAAAATGAACAAAAGTTTATTAAACAGGTCTTGGCATTCTTTGCCGGAGCCGACGGAATTGTCCAAGAAAATTTGGCAACGCGATTTCAACGCGATACTGAAAGTCCTCCTGCTCGTCTCTTCTACGCCTTCCAAAACGCAATGGAAGGTATACATTCCGAAACATACTCGTTATTAATCGACAAATACGTCAAAGACAAGAACGAACAATTACACTATTTCCGTGCTCTTGATACCATTCCATGTATCAAACAAAAAGGTGAATGGGCAATGAAATGGATAGATAGTTCCGAAGACTTTTCTACTCGTTTAGTAGCATTTGCGTGTGTTGAAGGTATATTCTTCAGTGGTGCTTTCTGTGCAATTTACTGGTTGAAGAAACGCGGTCTCTTACCTGGTCTTACCTTCTCAAACGAACTCATCTCTCGTGATGAATCTTTACATACTGTTTTTGCCGTTGAAATGTATCACGGACAACAAGGTATTCCTGCTTCGAAAATCAAGGAAATTATCGAAAGTGCAGTTGCCATCGAATGCGAATTCATCTGTGAATCTTTACCATGTACATTGATTGGTATGAACGCAAAATTGATGACTCAATACATTCAATTTGTAGCGGATCGTCTTGCTGTTCAACTCGGTATTCCAAAAATATACGGAGCACAAAATCCATTTGATTTTATGGATATGATATCGTTGGAAGGTAAGGGAAACTTCTTTGAACGCAAAGTATCAGATTATTCAAAGGCTGGGGTCGCCGCCAAGAAAGAAGAAATGACTATTCAGTTTGATGCGGATTTTTAAAGATTAAAACAAAGGAGTATAAAGTAAATGGAGTTCTTTCATGGAATTGTAGCGTTAATTGCAGGAATTGTTTTAGTTCTCACAGGTCTCGTTGCTTGGTTATATATTCAACAATCACGCATGTCACAGGCAATTAATGCCCTTGCCATTGCCATCACCACCCCTCCTCCTTCTTTTATGAGTCATCCTCCTGTAGAAGAAGAAATCGAAGCAGAAGCAGAAGTTGCTCCAGAATCTCAACAGCAGGTGGTTGACGACCGTGTTTCTGTTCACGAAGAACCAGAACATGAAGACGAAGAAGAAACTGGAGTTATTGGTGAAGATATTTCTGACTTTTCAGGAAAGACTGTAGCACAACTTCGTGATCTACTTACTGCTAAAGGAATACCATTTAATAAGAGCGACAAAAAACCAGTTTTATTATCTCTTGTTCAAGCAGCGAGCTAAATGAAACTTGTAAGTTTTGATATAGGACTCAGAAATCTAGCGGTATGTGTTCTGGAAGGTATGACCAGAACAGATATGCGAATTACGGCATGGGATGTTATCGATGTAGTAGCAGAAAAGAACGGTCATACACGGACATCTTGTTTCAAGTGTAAAAAACCTGCGATGTGGATACAGACAGGAGAAGGGGTACAAGCATGTTCTCGTCATAGACCAAGAAGTTTAACGATGACCAAAAGTGCTCTTTCTAAAAAGTCTATTCCTGAACTACAGGAATTAGGCAATCCGTATAAAATTGAAGGAAAAACCAAGAAAGATTTGGTAGGTCGTATTTGGGCGGAAATGAATAAGAGTGGATGGACCAAATTCAAGGGAAACGCAAGAGCTCCAGGTGGAGGGGTTCTTGATTTGGTAGGTGATATCGTTGCTTCTTTAGACAAACGATCTGATTGGTGGAAAGATTCACACTTAATTATTTTTGAAAATCAGTTGGATAGACGAATGTTTGCAGTCCAAGCAATGTTACATATGTATTTTGCGTGTCGTGGATTCAGAACAAAGGGAGTATCCGCCATTCACAAACTGGATAACATAACGATGGTAGAAGACGCAACAACAACATACCGAGGACGCAAGAAAACAGGAATTAAACATTGTGAGGTTCTGTGTCCACCCTGCAATATGGAGTTTTTTCGATCGCACAAGAAGAAAGATGATTTAGCAGATAGTTTCTTACAAGGTCTTTACTTTTTAGAACATCCGCCCGCGTTTTAACTTTAAGAAGATGATACATTATCTTCATAATGGACGTTCCTGGTGCCGATCTTTTAATGAATAGTGCTTCTGGAATGACAGCACCCGACACGAAACTACCTGAGATGGAAAGTATCTCACTTGACTTCACTGACCTCCCTTCTTCCTCCTCCGAACCAGCACCTCCACCCCGACTTGTTCCCTCTGCTGAAGATGTAGGAACAACAAAGACCTGGGACGGTGTAGAAAACTTGAATGCTGAAGCATACTTGAAACCTGTTGTATCTGCTCCTAAAATGTCAGAGGATGCCATCATGAAAAAGAAGTATGAACTTTTGCGTAAATTTGAACGACTCAACAAACTTGGGGTTCCTATCCGCAAACGATTTACCATGGACTCTCCACTTGACGAAATGGAAATGGAAATTGAGTTCATTCGCAAGGAAAAGGCGATGGATGCCACTATCAAACAGTTCTCTGAATGGTTTATTACTGGTATGTCTGCTCTTGAATGGGGGTCCAAGAATGTAAATATGGTCAAGATGTTCGGTCTTCAATTAGATGGTCTCTCACAAAGTGCTCAAATGAATGTTGGTGATCTCGAAGAAGATTTTGAAGAATTATACGATTTATACGGTGATAAAATGAGAATGCATCCACTTGTTCGTATTCCTATGCGCACATGTTTCATGGTATATATGGTTCACTTAACCAATCAGATGGCAATGAAAGCACCAGTTCCAAATATCCAAGAAATCCTTCGTCAGAATCCTGATATTGCTCGTCAAATGGCGGCTACTGCTATGTCTCAACAGACTCAACAGTTCCGTCAACAAGCAGCACAAGCACCTCCTCCTGCTCCAGCACCAGCACCCGCACCATCTTTCTCAAACGACAATAATCCATTAGCAGGATTAATGTCTTTCTTAGGTGGCGTAAATCCAGCAGCACCTCCTCCACCACAAACAAGAACAATTCCAATCAAACCTGTTCGTGAAATGAAATCACCAACAGGTATGGGAATAGGTGATATTTTAAATAAAATTCAGAAGGAAGAAAAGAAGGTAGGCGTAAACGCTCCACCTCCACCTCCACCAATGCCTACCTTTCCAGTAGCACCTATTGCTACATCTCCTCCACCACCAGCACCTAAACCAGCTGCTAAAACAGCACTTCGTCGTTCAGCTGGATCGGAACGTAAATCAGCAAAGAATTCTGTAGTAATTAAACTTTAAGAGTTGTTGTATAATACATATAAATGACAGACATTTCTGGCGGAACAGGTCCTACAGGTCCTTTTCCTCCTGTAATAACCGTAACTGGAGTAACAGGTCCTACTACAAGTCTTCTTCCAGTTGTAATAAATGCTACTGGACCAACGGGTCCTATTCCTCTTTTTCCTTTACCAACAGGTCCTACAGGACCTACTTATCTTTTAACTTTAGATCAGTTGATGACAAATCAAACTGCAACTCTTCAACAGGAAACTAATGATCGAACTGAACTTTCTTCGATTGTTACACCTAATATTGGTCAATTAAATCCATTGTTTGTTCAATGGGCAACTCTAGGATTTCCTTCAAATTATACTTTATTATCGTTTAACATTGTTCCTCCAACTACATGTTCAGATGGAAAAGTTCGTAATATGTATGATTACATTTCGTATATTATTGGAAAAGATCTCGCAGAGTCAGTAACTAAATTTGATAGTTTCTTTCAGGGAATGACAATTGCGTATAATATTACAGGTTCTACATTAACAATTGTTGTATCAAAAAGCACTTAATTAAGGTGATATCTTAGCAAATGCATGTGTGGATGGCAGAGAACTCTGTAGACCCCATTTCCATGAAAGATATCCTTCTACTTGTTGGCGTTGAGATGTTGTAAGTGCAGAGTTATAAATAATTATTTCAGCAATTGTACCATTCCAGTATTCTATAGTTGGATTTGCTTGAGTACCAATACCATACTTTGTAATACCAAATGTTCCTGATGAAGAACTTGATGCTAATGTTCCTGCGTTACCATTATACCATAAATAACCATTTGTTCCATCATATTCACTAACTGCTAAAAATGGTACATTTGTTGTTATAGCATTGTATGCAATAGGTCCAGATACTCTCCATGTTCCTATCCAACCTGAACCTCCTTGATTAAAAAGTGCTATTGTTCCATCTGTTCGTCCATAATCAACATTTGTAGTATTTTCTAAACTTACTAATCGTTGATCACTACTACTGTTTGGCATACTACGAGTTGTTAAAGCAACTGCAAAACATGTAAGACTTGTTCCGGTAATAGATATAGGTCCAGTAAAATAAGAACTTCCAGCTAAACTTACAGATTGAAGTCTATTAATACCATTAGATACTACTGTAGGTGTTCCTGTAGATGTAGCATTGTAACCATTACCGCTTTTATCTATCCAAGTAGTTACGTTTGATCCAGACATTACTAAACTTGAAGAATCTGCCGCATCTAACCATAAAGTAAGACCAGAAACAGATTTAGGTGTAAATATTGTAGAGTATGATGGAAGAATATAACCTGGATGTGTAGATGGAAGACTACCTCTTATTTTCCATTTCCATGCTAAGTATGCTTCTACTTGTTGACGTTGTGAAGTAGATAATACAGAGTTATAGACAATCGTTTCTAAAATATAACCTATAATAGGAAGAGTTCCGCCTCCATTATCAGTTCCAAGTGTAAATGATGTAAAAGTTTCACCAGTAACACCCATACTTTTAGTTCCCATCAATGTACCATTTTGCCATCCTGCTAATAAACCAGTAGAAGACGTATCTTGACGTGTCATAATAACCGTTAATCCAGCAGGGTTTGTAGCACTTGATATACCAGAAATACCACTATAATCCATTTGAGATGCATTGTTGTATTGCCAATTCTGTTTTAAATGAGATGTTCCGTTATGAGAATTGTATACATATGGATAAGAAGAATTAGGAATTGTCAAGTTTATTACAAAAAAGTAAGTTACATCAGTTACAGGAAGACTTAATTGAAAACCAGTTGTTTGACTTCCGCTGAAGTAAATAGAAGGAACACTTAATCCTGATGTATTATATGTCATTGCAGTATCTGATGATGTAGCATTACGACCATTACCTGATTTATCACCCCAAAACTGAACCTGTTGACCTGCTGCTGTTACTTTGGTTGTTCCACCAGTATTTTGATATAAAGTTGTCAGATCGTAAGCATCCAACCACAACTGACAACCAGTAATATCAACAGGTTGAAATGATCGAGAGTATAATGGTCGAGGAATTCCAGGAGGAGCACTGTAATATGGATGTGATGAAGGAAGACTCGTTTGTAATCCCCATTTCCATGCGAGATAACCTTCAAATTGTTGGCGTTGTGAAGTAGTAAGACTATTAAATATAATTACTTCTTGAATATTACCTACAAAGTAACGACCATAAAATGAAGAGGATAAAGATATTCTTGTAGAACCAGAATTATTAACAAGTACACCAATAATATTGTATCCAGATGGAATAGAAACTGGACTACCACCAGTAAGTACTCCATTCACAAAATAACCTGAAGGATAACCTATATCATTTGAATTACCGTTTCCAAGTGATGTTGTACTAGAAACAAATCGTATAGATGTATCACCACCAGCAATATCACTACAAGCTAATGCATAACCAAAAGAATAAGATAAAGCAGTTGCTTGACAAACAATAAATATAAATGAGAATCCTGATGTGATAGTTATATAGTTAGAAGTCTGTAGAATTCCACCACTCTGAAAGTTTAAATTATTTGAATTTACATACGTTACTGTTCCATTTGTAAGAGATATGTTATTCGCATTTCCACTCTTATCTTTCCATGCACTTACATTCGTTCCTGAACTTAAAGTAACTGATGTAGAATCTGCAGCATCTAACCATAATTGACAGCCAGATATACTTGTAGGATTAAATGGATTAGAAGTAAGTGAATAGTAAGGATGTGAAGATGGTAATAAAGATTGTAATTTCCATTTATTAGCTAAATAACCTTCTATTTGTTGAATATTCGTTAATCCAATATCTTGATTGAATACTAAAATTTCAGAGATGTATCCGTTATAATAGTTGCCTCCAAAAACACGACCAATAACAGGAGCAGTAAATGCTTGTAACTGATTATAATTTGAAAATATAGCATCTACTGTTCCATTGCGTCTTGTATTACGATTTGATGAAGACGGTAAATAAAACGCCCATATACGTGTATTTCCTGTTCCTGATATATTAGTATCTTCTAAATCGCTACCATACATTGCAAATGCTAAATCAGTTGTATTTCTGTATCCAATATGTAAAGAGTATCCATAAGATCCACCGCTATTTACATTATCGTCTCCAAAAAGAAAACCATATGAGCTTCCAGTAAATGTTTCAACTACAAAAACAACAAAAGGTGTATTTACTAATGTTCCTGCTAATCCATTGACTGTAAAAACTGAAGACCCTCCAAATCCTAAACCTAAATAAGATGTTGAAACAGAACTTCCTGCTGAAGTTGCATTATTTCCACTTCCAGATTTATCTACCCATGTTGAAACCGTTGTTCCGTTTAAAGGTAAAGAACCACTTGCGAAAGGGTCAGAAGCATCTAACCATAATTTACATCCTGAAACACTTGTAGGATTAAATGTGTTGTAAATAGATGAATAAGGATGTTTAGTAGGTAGTAAAGTTTGTAATCCCCATTTTTGTGCTAAGTATCCTTCAACCTGCTGTCTTTGAGTTGTGTTAATACTGGAGTTAAAGTGAATAATCTCTGCTATTAAAACTCCTGTACCTAAGTTTGTTGAAGGTACACCATTAATGTATAAATTTAATGCAGGATTTGTAACTGATACAGGAGATCCATAATATAATGTTGTTGTTCGTGTAGTTCCATTTAGAGTGTAGTTTACTGCTGAAGTTGAAACACCATCATAACCAATACAAAACATGAACCATTGGTTGTATGGAACAGGTGATACTCCAGCACCTACAGCATCGTTAAATTGAATACCTACGTTAGTTGAATAATTATTGACATTTAGTAGTGTTCCATTTGCAGTGTATACATAATCACCATATGCTACTCCAGGATTTTGTGTATTAATAATTATTCCTCCAGTGGCAACTTGTGCTACAAAAAATTGAGTAAACGAAGAATTCCAAACAAAGTTAGGAGAATACATTATAGATGATCCAAAGTTTAGAGCATTATTACCGTTTAATGTTGTTTGACCAATAGCACCTGCATATCCAAGCACATTTTGTCCGTTCCCAGACTTATCTTTCCATTGTGTTACAGATGTTCCTGATAAGACTATACTTGAAGTATCAGCAGCATCTAGCCATAAAGTAAGTCCTGGAATAGTTTGAGGACTGAACGGCCATTTATTTTTTGATAAAACGGCAGTAGACATATATCTTACTTTTACTTCCGACTTCCTTTTTAAGTTTAGAACAGGACGTAGGCAGAAGATCCACCTGCTCCTGTTACTGCAATTGTTACCGAAGTTCCGATTGGAATAGATATTGGCGATGTTATGTTATTGTTGTTGTAGACTGTTACCGAAAGATAAGTAGCAGTTGAGTTTCGTAAAACCCAGAAAGCACCTGTATCCGTTGGCGTGCTAGAAGGTAGAGTGAGTGAATTGTAACCTGTATTTGTTATGTAGTAGTAAGTTCCGTAGTTGGATGTAGCAACCGTATTTGATGTTCCTGTTATGTTTGATAAGTTGAGAGGAGTGTAAGACGAGTAGGTGAATTCGTTGGTAGATGTATTGTAAGAAACAGGATTTGCGTTTGCTACTGGACGAACTGGTGCTACGAAGAAACCTGAAGTTCCTGGACTCCATGCACTTGCGCTAGCATTTAATGCTATAGAATTGGCAGCACCAAAACTACCTACTCCGTAACCAATCGCAACAGCATAGTTTCCTTGACTGGAATAACCCGCACTGTTTCCTATTGCTACCGCATTTGTTCCTTGGTTACTATAACCAGCATAAACACCAACCGCTACAGAACTTCCTTGTTGACTATTACAACCTGCTTGAAATCCCATGGCAATCGAATAATCTCCTTGAGATGTCATAGCAGCATTATCTCCTACAGCCACAGAGTGATTACCTTGAGCGTTACTTCCTGCTAAACTTCCTACGGCTACTGCGGCTAATTTTTGATTTGATGTTCCTGCTAAATATCCTATAGCAACTCCATATGGTTGTTGAGTATTACTACCTGCGCTGTTTCCTATGGCAATAGCATTAGAACCTTGATTAGAATTTCCACAAGCGGGCCCTACAGCAACACTATTTGATCCTTGAGTATATTGACC